GTTTTTCACATTTTGGACAATATCTATCTGCTCTTTCACGAATTGGGGTGTGCCAATCATCACCAAGTGAATCGGTACTTTCCGATTGTGTTCTTGAAGTTGATGCTTTTTTTACAGGAACACAATTTGGAACTTCTTCACCATCTTTCATTTTTGTTGGAGGATTTCCAATTTTCTTATTAGTCCAGCACTTACTTGCACCAACATTTTTACGTGCTTGCTTTAAATCTTCTTCAATTTTTAAAGTTTTTGGATATCCCTTTTGTCCTGGTTTTTTTCTAGGAAGTCCTTTTTCTCTGCGAGCATGTATATTGTCCCAAAGACCATTTTCTTCTTTCATATTCTTCTTTGCCCAAGTATCTGGAGTTTGATTGTGCTTGTCAACAAAATCATTATGAAGTTGTTTAGCGGTTACTTTTCTTTTCTTCATAATACGTCTCATTAAATTATCAATCGAATCATAAGATGCATCAGGTAATTCAGTAATACCTCTTTGAAGATCAGTTACTGCATCTTCTTTTACATCCTTGAACTTTTTATGTTCTTTCTTTGCATCTGCTTCCATCTTTTTCAGACGAGTATAATAATCTGGAATCTCATCCAAATGTTGAAGAGCAATATCAGTCGCTAGAACTTTATCCTGAGTATGTTCGTGCTCAATAGAAATTCCCATTTTGAGTTGATTCTTTATAAAAGAAACTTCAAGACGATGCTTCTTTGCAATTTGTTCAACTGTTCTATGAGACTTCAGTTGCATTTATATACTTAAGATTTATCTTTATTATTTAGAAAACCTTGTTTGAGTAATTTCTGTAGTTCTGAAGTTGATCCAACAAATACTGCATTATTTGTCACATTGTTTGTAGTCTTTACTGCCTCATCTTCAATGAGTCTCATTTTTCTCTGTAGATCAATTAATTTATCTGCAGTATCTCCAACACTTTTTAAAATTTGTCCGGCAACTTCATATGCTCTTGGACTATCAGTTTCTGCTGCCAATTCCATAATACCATTTAATGTTTCCTGCCCTTTCTCTATAAGTGAATATAACTGTGCTCTACTATATTCATAGTCTTTTTGTACATCATTTGGAGTTGATTCTATTAATTCTATTTCCGATGTTTTTGCCTTAACCTCAACAATACTTTCAGTATTCAGTGCTTTGTCTATAGATTCGAAATCATTTGCCATATCTACTCATCAAATATCCGTTTGTTGCGTTGGACTATAAGTTTTGGAATCATTGAAGAATTCCCAATTTTCATTGAATCCAAAATCATCGCCTGGTTGTGCATCAATTGGATCTGGTTCGACAGTGTACCTCATCTCTCTCTTTGCATTTACAATATCTGTACTTGTATACATATCAACCTGAACCTTACGGATGAGTCCATCAGTAGTGTCTGCGATAGGACCAAATAAGTAAGTTTTTGCCGTAAATTTTAATGTATAAATTAGTGCTCTTCTTTCAGAAAAATCTCCTTCATAATCATCCCTAAAAGAAACATCATCCAAATTTAGTGGGATGTCTCTTTTTTCTCCAATAGAATCTATAAGATCCACTGTTAATGTGAATGCTGGTTGGAAATATGGTAAAATCTGCTCAACAATTTGTAATGAATCATCATTCAATTTTGTAAGAATATTTAATTCAAATCCAATATTATATGGAACAGGCATATAAACCTTCTTCAATTTATCACCATCAGATGCTTTAAAAGATTGAGTTACTCCCACTTTCCTGGTTGAATCATATCTAATTGAAGTCATTTCAAATGACATTCTTGGTAAAGTAATTGCAACCGGTTTATTTAATTTTTCCTGTTGTTGAATTTTTGCAAGAAATTTCTGCATTGGTCCATATGCCAATGGAACTTTCATATCAGAAATTACTTCATCAGCACTATTTTGATGCTGAATATGAATGTCATTAAAAATTGTACCGAAAGCAACTATTGTCTTTCTTATAATATGGTGATAGTAGTAAGTTCCTAACATTAGTAAGTACCAAATGGATTCGATTCGCTAAAATCAACTATCAACTCTGCTTCTTGCTGTATTTCATCATTCTGAGAATAGTTGTCGCTAGTTGTTGTATCTAAATCGTATGATTTTAATGTATATATTGCAGAGGATGCAGAACCTACAATATTTTCACCTACATTAAATGTTCCATTATTTAGGTAAACTCTTAATATTTTGTCAATATCTTTTCCTGGATTTTCCCAATACTTCACGATTGCAGAAGTACCAGATAAAGTTCCAGTAACTTCTTCGGATACAATATAAGTTCCAAATCCAACTATTGGTGGTGCAGATACTGTGATTGTTGGTAAAGATGTGTATCCAGATCCTGCATTTACAAGTAAAACTTCAGAAAGTCTTCCTGAATAAATCTTTGCAACGGCCGTGGCAGTCGTCCCACCTCCCACTGGTGGAGATATGTCTATGGTTGGTGGTTGATAATACCTATCACCTTTATCTACAATATGAATTCTTGTAATTAAATTGGTAGTAATTCCGCAGATGGCAGTAGCACCTGTTCCACCACCACCAGAGATTCTCACCTTTGGTGGATCAATATAACCATATCCACTATTTGTAATTAAAATTTTACTTATAGACTTAACTCCACCAACAGAGGTTGTTATTGCTACCGCAGTTGCTTTAGAAATGTCTTTATTCAAACTAGTAGCACCCAAAAGTAAACTACGATCTAATGTAAAATCTGGTGGTGGATCTATAGTTACTGTAGGTGTTCTTGTGTATCCATAACCATCATTAGTAATTATGATTTCATTAACTCCTGCATATGGACTCACAATTGCTTGACACTGTGCAGATCCGCCAAATGCAACAAGTTTTAGATCTGTTATATAACCAGTATCTGATAATGTGGATTCTATTTCAGCAATACCAGTACTAATTTCTTCATCCTCATATTCGAACAATTCACATTTCAACTCATAAACATAATTTTTTCCCAATTGGTAAAATGGATTTTCAAATTCTACGTGCTTTAATTCAAATAGTCTTTCCCCCAATGGAAAAAATATTAAGTCTCCTTCTTTTGGTCTGGTCGCAAACACTAGTTTCTCTCCGGGAGAATAACTAGGTTCTCCTGCAATTATTTCTGACAAAAATGGACTTATAAATTCCTCAAATCTCTCTCTAGAAATTATTAATGATAACTCATTTTTCAAAGTAATTCCAAACTTAGACATAATATCGCTACCGGGAGAATATCCCTCATGATTGTTTAAATATGCCTCAATAATAAAATTATCATCAAATTTTGAAGATTGTACTTCTCTGATGATATTATCAGTCTTTAATAATTTTCTAGGAATATAATAAACTTCAATTCCAAACATTCTTAAATGTTCGTTGACCAAATCTTGAACTAAACCTTGTTCTGTTGGAGAACCTTGAAGAAAAAATGGATTTAATGCCATAATTATCCAATGAAATCATACGGTGGAAGTTCATAATCCATTGACATTCGATCTAGTATTGACTGAATTTCTCTTTCGGCATCATCATATATTTCTCTACCATTCAATTCAACACCACCAGGTAATTTAACACCTCTAAATTTAATTAGATTTTGACCCCACTGCCTCTTAATCAGTGCAGTAAGATACCTCTTGATAAAACTATCATTATAAACTTTAGTAAAATCATTAGGATCTAATATTCTATAGCAATCAATCACAAAAAATGTATTTTCTTTTTGTGCGCCCCAATCTATATCAAGATACATTCTGTTTTGTCTTTTATTAAATCTGATTTGCTTATCAGTTTTTAATAGAAAATCGATATCTTCTAAGTATGATTTCACCATTGCAAACTGTAGCAATTCAACTGAGTTGAAATAATAAAGATCATTTAAAAATAATTGGTATTTGATACTAAACATTCCACCAGAAATGTCACTAGTATCAAATTTAAATACCTTTTCAATTCCAATTACAGAATCTGGAACTTGGATAAAATTTGAAGTCTCATAAAAATTAAAAGTTTTTCCTTGTGAAGTTCCAGTAGTTGTTACAATTCCGACTCCGGTTGTACCGGTAGATTTTCCTCTATTAATATCTTCCTGTGTCAATTTATACTTCAAATACATTCTTTCGACACCATCAAAGTGCCTCTCATAGAACAGTTGAAGGGCATCATCGACTAGATCATCTATTTGATCATCATCAACATTAATCTCCAGTACAGGAGCACCTAGACGCCTTAGACAGTAATTTACAAGTTCTTGTCTACTTGCTGGTTTTGCCATTAGTATTCTCCCCCATCAATTTGCTTAAGGTTTATATCACCTGCCACATATAAGTCCGCACCAACATATAAATCACCGCGAAATGTTGTTGCGCCGATAACATCAAGATTGTAAGTAGTTAATATTCCAGTTACATTTACATTCTTTAGGAATCTAAATGAATCAGTTGTAATAAATTTTGAAGTTTGTGCCTTATATTCAAGCACAAATCCATCTGCTAATGAAGATACATCAACATCACTTAAATCTACTAATCGTGTTGCCGATGCTCCTATATTAGAAAGGACTCTAATAACGTTTTGATTGCCAATTCTGTCTGATATGTTTGGCATTAGTGTGTGACTCCTGCTCGTACTAGAACCATTCCTTCAATAGCTTTATATTTTTGTCCACCCGATCCCAAACCACCATTTTCTAACATCACATCATAAACATATCTTCCGGGTTTTAAATTTAGAGTTTGAGCACTTGTTAGTGAAATGCGTATTGCACCAACTTCAGCATTTATAATTGTGGAAGCAAAAGCAACGGCAGTTGAACTGGAAGGACTCTTTCTCATTTGTGCAGTTACGGCATAACCAACAATGTTTAGATATGAATTTGTCCTAGCATCTTCTAAACTGAAGATACTAGAATAGTCAAATCCCTGTTCAATGACAATATTGGAAACATAAACTGCCATTTTTTTAATATATTCCTTAAGTCTATTTATATTTACTCTATTCCAAGAGTTGAAATAACTTCTTGTTGTGCTAAATGAAGTTTAACATAAGATTTTGCAATATTTTTTAATTCTGTAATATCATTACAAGTATCGATTTCTCTAGAAATCCTCTCATATTGGAATAATTTATGTGTACTATTTAATATAATGCTAGATGGATCCATTTTTCTCCAATAATTGTTTAAGTAAAGATTTTATCTCATTTATATCATTTTTCATATTATCAATTTCTTTTTTTTGCAAATCTCTGGAGTGTAATGAATTAACATATTGATTATATGCCACAGAATCGCAATTTATAATTGCGCCTGATGCTTCATCTCTATAAAGATTTGGATGTCCTTCTACTCTTATCATCTTATTGCAATTGCTCTAAGTTCTTTAATTCTTACTGGATATGCCTGGTTTGTACTGGACATAACAATTTTAATTGCATATCCAGTAAACAAATCTAAACCATCGGCAGTAAATTCATATTCTAAGAATTCATTCTCCAAACTTGGTGAAACAAATATATCTGATAGTCCACTATTTTTTGAAGGGTCTATAACTGAATACTGACTTGTATCAGTATACTGTAAATTATTATATCCTGGGAACAATTCAAATGCTTGTGGAATTTCACTAGAATCTGCTCTAACTAAACTATAGAGAACTCTAAAATCTGCAGATTCGTGTCTATAAGCAGATAAAATGATCTTTAATGATGTAGCAGGTTGCTTTAATGATACTAGTTTTGATACATAAGAGGATGCATGAGGATCATTAATTATTGAATTAACTTTAGAGTCTGTCACATAATCTGAAATTGGATTATCAATTCTACTATTTCTAAATTCCGTGGAGGAATTATTCAAATATATTACTGGAGACAAATTTTTATCTGAACTATTTAAAGTTATTCCAGTAGTAAATGATCTATTTCTAGGTAAATTGCTCAGATATTCGGTTTCATTTTTCTTAGAACAAACCATTCTTACTGTTGGCAAAACATTTATTGTATTCAATTGAACTGGTTCAAATCCATTATCTAGGAATGATGTTTCATTACCACCAGCACTAGTTCCAGAAACAGTTCTAATTGTTGCACTAATTGAAGTAGAAGATCCTGGAGTAATTACATCATAAACTGGTATTAATGAACTATAATTTATGTTTGTTGTTGCGTATACATTAGATCCTCCCATAGAAGATCCAGTTACAAAAGATAATTCTGGAATTCTCAAATTATCTGAAGACCTATTAACACCATTTGTGGATTTATCAATTTGAATGGAATAGTGATCTATTCCAATATCCGAATCACTAATATCATGAGTAGTATTAATTCTTCTTAAGGAAACTCCATTTAATTCATACTTATATACTAAATTGCCAATTTCATAATCTAATGGTAAAGTTGAATCAATTCCCCTAGTTATTCCATTCAATGTTCCAGTACCAACTGAAGTATATGAAATAATTTCATTTTCAATTTTTACATATCCAACATATCCAGGATTATTTAATCCAATTGCAACTCCTTCAAAAGTTCCAAAGTTTGAAGTATTTGCAATACTGATGGTGGAACCATCCGTTTTTAGTAATTTCGTTGAAAGTGTAGTTGCAGGAACACTAGATTCTGCACCACTAATTACTACTTTATTTGTATTTGAATACATTCCGTGATTAAAGTGGTCAACCCTAATAGAATTTCCAGAATTTTGATCTCCTGGAGGTACAAAACTTCTAATAGTTGTTGAAGCAAGTGATACAATTTGTCCAGAATTGTCATAATAACTTACCCCAGCACCAACTGCAAATGCCTGACCCTGAATTCCTGATAGGTATAATGTGTCAATAGTGCTACCATTTCCAGTTATTGTAATATTTGCACCAGTACCAGTATTACTTGATACTGATGATGTTACTATACCAACAACATCACCAGCAGAATAACCATTACCGAGACTTACAATAGTTGGAGTTCCAGTAATTACGCCATTTGTTGCACTAATATTCAATCTAAGACCTGAACCTTTTCCAATAATATTATAAGTTTCTACATCCGTATCTGTAACATAATTGCTTCCTCCAGAAGTAAGTGATACTGATGCAACCGAACTTCCTGAACCAACAATATATCCATATGTGGAAGAATTTGATCCTGAAATTTTTCTACCAACTGATAATGTGCTAGTTAATGATGTTGTTGTAATTCCAAGAGTTCCAGTTTTTGGTGATGTTGATAATGGATTATTGGATAATTTTGAAATATATCCATTACTTTTATCTAATGTTGGATTATAGAAATATGCAGTTCCTGTGGGAGATGTAAACTCTGCCTTGTAAAGTTTAAACTTAAGATCTTGATACTGACTTGCTGTCCATATAGATCCATTTTGGGATTTAAACAAACTTCCCATAGAGAATTGTGTAGTATACCTTACACTATTTGCATCTGGTAATGATTTTGTGTTTACCGTCTTTTCTCCCATGGTTGCAGCCCATAGTTCATATTTAAGACTTGTTTCTGCAATAACTACTATTGCATATTCTTTTCCGGGAGCCAAGTAAATTGGTGAATCGAAAGTAACTTTAGTTGGAGTTTCTGCATCATCGGATATATTAATCTGATCGGGTTTTAATGTGACTGCATTTCCAATTCTAATTCTAGTTGGAGTTCCCAATTCTACGGTTCTTATTTCAACCTTTACTGGAGAATTTCCATCATCTTTTGATGCAAAATATAAATCAACGGATGTTAAGAATGCCCCATTTACATCATCATTGGTGTTTGTTGGTGAAGGTGCTTCAACATTTCCACCAACAATAAATGTTTGTGCAAGAGGATCTACATATCTGGTTTCCGTTGTTGTAGTATGATTATTTAAATTTATATTAGTATTTGTTGTAGTTGTATTTGTAGTTGTGTTTATATCAGTTGTTCTTATTGTAGTTGTTATTAGATTTTCCCATTGCTCAACCATACCATCTGCAGTATAATTAGTTTCTGCATATGAAATTGAAGTACTTCCAGGAAGACCTAGAGAATTTGTTGAACTTGAAGATACTTTAAATGTTTTAGTTCCAGTTTCAATTCTAACTGATGGTACTGGAGTTGAATTGGGATCTCTTAAGAAAGTTGTCCCAATCAAATCTCCATAGTTATCACTAATTAATCTAAGATCCTTAACATATGCAACTGCTCCACTAGTTTGTCCAACTAGTCTCATTCCCTTCACCAAGTATCCATAATATTTTCCTTGTGCCTCTTGTGCTAGAGAATATGTGTCAATATTTAAAACTTTTGATGATGAACTATATGTTGATGGTAATGATTCATCCTTAAGATATGGATTTATTGTATAGGTTTTAGATGGTGAATTGAATGCCCCATATTTATGATTTGCAGTCGCAACACGGAATGTAATTAGATTTTGTCCATTACTAGTACCAATGACTTCTTCACCAACAATAAATGATCCAGAAGATCCATAATTTGTCAAAGTTGTAGTGTTAGAAATTTCTACCAATTTTGGAATAAAATCAACAGCACTACTTGAATCAAAGAATAGATAGAATTGTGTGGAAGCTTTAATATTTGATATTGAGAACTCAATATTTCTTGATCTTATAAATTTTTCTTCTGCTGAAGCTACCTTTATATTTTGAATAGTAGTATCATAATCTGATAATGAATAACTAGAAGTACTTGATTGAGTTGAGGATGCAGATGAACTTGATAAAGAAGCTACTGGAGCAGTAGTACTGGATTCCCTCCAATTTCCCATACCAAAAATTACATTTTCAACAACATTATTTGTATTGGTATTACTTGTAGTAAATTGATTTACCTGAACATTATTAGTAAGATTTATTGATGGATTTGTTAAAGTATTTGATACATGCTTATCTGGAAGTTGTATAGTTCTGACCCAATAATCCCTATCTGGATCTAATTTAATATCTCCAACATATGCAAGAACCGAAAAAGGATTTACATTCTCAACACTTGTCGCAAAAGGTTGTTCTATCCAACCTACAGATTCGTATTTTAAAGTTACACAATTCCCAGTTTTTTGTACATTTGGATCAAGTAATTCATAATTTGTGGATAGGTCTAACTGTTCATCAATAAGTGCTGTTGCTGGAGCAAGTTGTGATTTTAGAGAATTCCTATTAGTAATCGGATGCAATTCTCCAGATGCTGGAGTTATTTCAATTGCTGATAATTTGGTATTAATTGATGAATAATCCTTAAAATCATCAACAAAGAATCCGGTTTTGAATCTATTTCTTCCATCAGAATCTTGAATTTGTAGAGTTTGTGTATTTACCTCTAATAATGATAATGAAGTAACTCTTTCTAAATTAGCAACTCTATCTTGAATTCCCCCAATATCACGCATAGTGAATCTTCTATTATCTACTGGTGTTACCCTAGCGTCTGATGGGTGATACAGATATGGTGGTAATGTAATAGTGGCAATAACCATTGAGTCGCCGTTTTTACTGGGAACTTTTGGTTTTTTTGACGGAATACCCTTTTCTACTACAAAAGTGCCTAATTTATCGAGATATAATTTATCAATTCTTGGTAGATAATAATCATATCCGATCAGAGAACTTTCATTTGATGATAGGTTAATTTGCTTTCCAGTACCAAAATCTCTAGATAGAAAGTCAAATGGAGACTTATCATTGGTAGAAAATGGTTGAACTCTTGGCCTAAAATCCAAAGTATCCGAAGACCTTACATTCATTCTCCCAATATTTGGAATATCATTTGTAAATCTTTCTTGATCGTAACTTAAAACTGTAAATACATCACCACTATCATTAGATGGTACTGAATAATAATCAAATACAATTAGTAATTTTTTTGAAGGTTCTGGAACATTTTTATTTCTAACAATTCTAGAATAATCATAATATTGATCTTTCTGCCCCTTATCCAATTGATAAGTATATGTGAGGTCTTTATAACTTCCTACAGTAATTGATTCAATATCTACAGTCATATTGGATTCTTCAAACTTTACAGTTTCTCCCTCAGAAAATCTTTCTGAATTTAGATAAACAATCCCCAGAATATTTGTTAATGGTTTCGAAACAACTCTGGCAATTGCTTTACTAATATTTCCAATTATATTTTCACCAATAATAGCATTGGTAGTTACATTGGCACTGGATGTAAATTGTACCTTATCTAATGAAGGACTTGATGTATCATAGGATTCATAAATTGCTAAAACTTTACAGACATCCGGATAATTCAAACTTATATCTTGATCCTGAACTCTCAATCCATAGAATTGGTTATATGTTAATCCATCACCTATTGAAGAACTTATCCCAGTTCCAGACTGCGGATATTTTGAAAATGCTACTTCTAATGTATTACTTCTATTATAAGTCTTTTTCTTACTTTGAATTCCATTTTTAACGACCGTTGCATTCACTACAACACCAGTAGCATTTGCATTTAATCCACTAATTGTTACTTGATTCAAACTTGGATTTATACTAAATGAATCTTGAGTTATTGTACCAATTCCACCTCCAGAATAGTGAACAGAATATCTTTCTTCATCAAATGCAGTAAAAAATGCACTCGAAATTCCAATAATATCTGAAGAATTGAGAACTAATTTTCCAGTAATATCTGTCGTTTCTCCTGTAATTTGTGTAGAAATTGTCAATAAAGAATCTGAAAGATTTACTGAAGATACATTTGAATCTGGTAATTGTGCATATAAGTATCCCTTAGACTCGTTTCTTACAATTGGAGCTCCAATTTGAATATTTGTAGTAGTAGATCCTGCTCCAGATAATGTCCCATCAAAAACACCGGAAACTGAAGTAGTAATTGGTGAAACAGTTAGTGTTAATCCATTAGCAGAAACTGAAGATATTCTATTATATGTTTCGACAGTAGATCCTGGTTTTTGGTATCGAATAATTGTATTTTCGCGTACACCACTAAATTGTTTCCCCGCAGAGGTTATAGTACTGCCATTGATAGTTACTGTAGTTATATTATTTTGAAAGTTAAATCTTTCAAGAAAAGCATTTGCACTAAATTCTATAGGAAGACCAGAGATAGCAGTAGGTTGTTTTACTGATTTTATATTCTGAGTTCCATATGATGTGATGGTTTTAATAGATGTTGAAGAATTTATGCCATTAATTATTAGTTGTTCACCTTTGGAAAATGTTCCTGAAGTTTGACTCAATTTTATAATTGTTGACGCTCCACCAGAATCAACGGCATAACCGCTAGCACCACTGCTTTTTCCCTTCACAAAAGATGATTTAGGAAGTTCACTATCTGATATAGATTTATTTAATTCTAATTTAGTATAAGTTTGAATATCGTATAAACATAAGTCCCAATTAGTGGCATCCCTACTATATGCAGAATCGGTCAATTTTAGACTATAAACTCTTGCCCCACCAATTATTTCCCCATCAGTATTTAATTGACCATACAAATTAACAATGGCATTCTGTTTTGGTGTTCCCGATACTCTATTAACTCTTAAAATATTTCCCATTTCAAAGGGAATATTTACTGTAGATATAGTTTCAGTATCTCTGGGTTTTTCAACATCAATAATTGTTGTTGAAGTTTTATCTACATCATATCCCCTAACATATGCTTTACCTGGGGATATTTTGATGCACATCAAATCTTTTGATGGTGAATTATTTTGATCTGTGGTTTCATTATCAAAAAATAATCCATTACTGCCCAATCTGTCATTTAGTGAATTGTGTATAGTTGTGGTGAATGGTGTTACCGAATAATCTCCAGATTCATCATAGGTTCTTTCTGCCAAATAATCTCTAATTTTGTTGTATTGAGTTTTTTCTTCAATTTTTTTAATTTTTCCATCTTGAACCCGCAATAATTCTACAAAATCAGTATCATTTGTATCACTTATTAATTTTTTAGTTAAAGTTAAATTAATTTTAAATCTATCTGCTCCCGGAGCTGCATAATTAGTAAAACCCTTTGCATTATCATATAGGGAATTATCATCTTTTGGATTAATTATTAATTCATCAATCTTCAATCCAACTCTATATGATGGGGTATTTGTATAATTATCAAGCAATATAGTTTGTTTGGATACATTTGCAAAATAACCTCTGATAAAGTATACTCCATCACCAATAGATGCTGCAGATCCCACTGAAGTTGCATCCAATGAAATTAGAGATGCAAAAGGGGTTCCTGCATTAATGGTAGTATTTCCATAAGTTATATTTTCTTCAGCAATTAATGATTCACCATCTTCAAATGGATTGAATACGAAGTTCTTATCAGATTCTAAGTATTTTACATATATTGTTAAATCTTCTACATTAATATTATCTGGAAGAGCAACATATTGAATAGTTGCTGTTGTTCTTGAAGATTGTCCAATTATTTTTTTACCAATAAAACTATTAATATAAACAGAAATATCAATACCAAAATTAGTTGGATTAAGTTTTACTGAGTAAAACTGTCCATCATATGCAATGTTTCCTGGAATCACCATTGATCCCTCTTTAAACATATGACTACCAAAAGTTTCTATTTGATTTTGTAGAATTGATTGTAAAGTTGTTAATTCCCTTGCTTGAATAGGTCGCCCAGGATTAAACAGTACTTTATAAAAATTTTTCTTAGAATCAAAGTCATCATAATATGGACTGATATTTAAATCTGTTTTTTGTGCCATTTTTGTTAAAATTCCAGGATAATTTTAATGTCTTCTTTTTGTCTGGAGCTTCTAGAAACTAAAGGTCTATTATCAATATAGATAACATCTCCCGATTCTTTATTTATCTCCGGATTTGCAAGACCTCCCAAAAAGGATACTCCCAAATTAATAACTTTAGTCCCAATAGTAACCTTATCACTATTAAATGTGGTGTCAATAGGTCCAGAAAATGGACTAATAGTATTTGTTGATGATTGAAATTCTAATACTTCAGGTATTCTAGTATCCGAGGATATGTAATCGGTTTCATCAATATAACCTGTTGTGCCAAAATATAATGATCTATCTCTAAAGTATTTCAAAACTTTAGTTGTACTATCATAAGATGCCACATATCCTCTCGCTTTTCCTCCAGTCACTATTTGAGAAATTTCTTCCCCAATAGCAGGACTTCCACTAAATGATGATGTAAGTTTAATTGAATATAGTGAAGAATATTGATTCTGAGTAAAAACTGAAGTAGAACTGTATGAGGTAGGATTTTTCAAAATACCAATCTGGGAAAATTTTGTATCAGTTGGAAAATCTTTTGTAGAATCATCAAATCTGGCATATATTAATATTTTATCAGTTCCCAATTCGGAGTAGAGATCGTAACCATGCCCTTTTGATGGTGGAATGATTGGTATAAGTTTTGCTGGATTTGGAAGACTTCCCGCAGGTTGTACACTACCCAAATCAACTATCCCATAAGTATATCCACTTCCACCAGAAGTTACTGTTGTGGAAATTATTGATCCAGTACTATCAACTTCTATCAGAACTTTTCCTCCAGAACCATCACCCAAAATATTGACTTCTCCTGGAGAATAACCTTTCCCACCATTTGCAATATAAACTTTCTTAATTTGATTATAGTTTACCGAAGAATTTCCATTTTCTCTAACGGAAACAATTTGAGAATCTGATGTAGTTCCCCAATCATTCGGAACGGCAATATATTCAGTAGAGTCAAATTTTATAATATCACTTGGCGAAACAGTAAATAAATATTTCCACAAATACCCATCTCCGCTTACTCCGGCCGCCGATGGTTCTAAATCAGTAAATGTTGGTTCATCTTTAGAACCATTTCCTTTAAGATTTGCTCCAGAAGAACCATTATCAATGCAAATATAAACCTTATAGTCACTATTCATCACATAATAACTAGTATCATAAAGTCTACTTGAGTTTGATATTGGCGACTGATTTAGAATACTATAATCATGCCTATACATTTCATATTTTACATTTGCAGTCCAATCAATTCTTCTTATAATTCTTCTAATATTTGAACTAGTTACTCTTTTTCCAAATATTGCAGTATCTCGATAATGATTTAAATATTGGATATTATCTATAGGATCTGGAATATCCAAATCCCCACTATTAACCGGATTCCAATTATCGGATCTACCAAATCCATCCGATGATGGGTTGGGAAGACCTACAAATACATAATATGAATTCGCAGTGTTCAGTACGGAATCAACGAAATTATTAGCATTTAAAATTCTAAATTGATCTGTTACAATTGCAGACATATTAATTGTTTTTTCTATATTTATACTGTATTATTGGGATTAGATAACGTTGCCTTTATTTAGTGCTCCGGTTTGTCTCAATCCAGTACCTCTTCTTTGAATTGTTGCAAATGTGGATAGTCCAGAAGTAACAATATTTCCAGAAACACCAATAGAAATTGGTGAACTCGATCTGGAAAATCCGGACATTTTGCCCCAAGAGAATTTTCCTACAGGATTTGTTGTACTTCCAGTAGTTGCAATTCCAACTATTGAAGATGATGAGTGAATATTGCAAGTAATACTACCATTAGATCCGGATGAATTCAGTTGATGTATGCTGTATATATTATCTAGGAATGATGATCCGATACCAACTATAGAAGAATTTGAATTATTAATAGAAGTAACTCCATTTCCAACACAAGTATCAAAGATATAAATTGGATATCCGGTATCTAATCCAGTAAATTGTGGAGTATTGGATTTTAAGAAAAACTTAATTGCTAAAGGATTTCCTAAGGTTCCTGTTGTAGTTGTTATTCCGGTAATAATTCCTGAAAATCCATTAATTGTATTAATATTAGAAATTAATTCAACTGAAGATTGTGGAGTTGTGGAAATTCCATTAACAATTAAAGCATCAAAAGATTCTATAGTTGCATCCCCATAATCAAAGAATCTTACATCATCGACAAAAATTTCAGTATCTGTAGATGAAAATGTTCTTATAATATTTGCAGTTGGGTATACTTGAGATTCAATTGAATCTCTGGACTTGTAAACTATTTGTCCATTCAGAGTCTTATCAACTTTCTGTTTTAACCAACTTAATGGTTTATAATTATTAACGTCAACCCCCTGCCCAGAATATAGATCTGTTTCAAACTTATCAGAAAAACTTAAATTTGTTATAGTTCTCTGATCCTGCGTAATTGTTCCAGGAATGCTATTATTCTTCAATACTTGAACAGTATCACCTTCCTTTAATGATTGGTCAACATTTGTGACCAAATCACTATCAGCACCTTTTGTTCCCCTATAGAAGAATATTGCAACATTATCTTCTTTTTTTGGTGCTGTAGTAAATTTAAATGATGTACCACCTTCAAATTCATATGCAAATCCGGGTTCTTGAATAATTCCATTAATGAATATTAATAAACATTTATCCAATTCCAATAATGGATCGGATTCTTCATTTTTATTAAAACTGAGCAAATCTCCATTGTAAAATAATGGAAATCTCTGACGAACACCATCTTGATATTTTTTAATTGAATCGATATAATCCAATTCTCCAAATTGCCAAGCCGCAAAAGAATCTGTAAAAGTATCAATTACTGTCAGACTAAATTTGGCCAGCGGGGACGCTAACCTTCTATCAGTAACTAATCCAACTGGAGTAAATACATCTCCACGCCTGAATGAATATCCTTGTCTAGAAATATTGAATCCAGTTACTTCAAAATAGGTAGATCCAATTCCAGTTGTAGAACTTGCTCCAACTACAACATTCATCAAAAGTCCTGTTCCAGTGGATGTGGTTGCTCCTATTCCATATCTGGATATTCCAACAACTTCAAGGTTTTCGTAAGAAGGTTCTGAAACAAATACTTTAGGATTTATGTATCCAGTTCCACCACCTACTACCCGGAAAGATAATATACCACCTGCCCCTACGGATGCAGTTATTGTTGCTGATGTACCAGTATGTCCATTTTCATAGACCGATACGCCTATAGAAACTAATCCATTATATCCAGACCCATAATTTCCCATAGTTCCAATACCAATTGAAACGATTGATCCACCAGCACCAACTACAGCAGTTACTGATGCTCCAACTAGAGGTTCATAACCTAGACCAGCAGATGATCCGAGAGAAATTATTATTCCGCCTCTTGGAGTCTGATTTTGATTTACATCATATTTTGATGTTATTATATTTTTGGTTTGTGGATCTTGAATTCCCGAAAATACAACACTTGTAATTCCTGCTATAGAGTTCTCAATTATTTTAAAATTATTGTTTGTATTATTATCTGTTGTTGGCGTTTGAAAAACATTATTAATGAACAAAATACCATTTCCACCAGTACTTCCTAATCCAACAGTATTACTTCCATCAATAGTTAATGTAAATGTTCTACCTATTCCATTAAATTGATTGGAAATATCATCATAAACTACATTTGTTTCATAATCATTTCTCAAAAATACTCTTCCATTAAAATCTGATGTCTGGAATGGTAAGTTGCTATTATCAGTAATTATTTGTGGATTTCCTCTTGGAGATTCTACAAAATGAATCTTGTTGTCAACTATATTGTATGAACCCTTATATATTCTTGCAGATGAGGAATCGGTATGAGTTGTTGCTGATGATCCCACAAATCCTCTAGAAACTTTTACCAAAGGAATTGTTCCAATATTTGTTATTGGACCTTTATTTGTAGTTCCCAATCCAACATTTTCAATTTTCATATATTCATTATCAATTTTGAGAATATCATTTGGTACTATTGTAGATATTCCACTCAAAGCAAATATTGAAGATGCTATTGAAATTGTGCCACCATTTCCGGATAATGTATGTACAATTGGAGTTCTAATTATAGGATACTGTACAACATTATCCAAAGTAATAATTGCCTTTTCATTTTTCTTATACATTTCAAGTTGATGTGCATTTCCAGAACCAATGGAAGAAAATACTACACCATTTCCAGTTAAAGCATCATTTTTTGTAAGCGCCAATCTAAAATTACTCGAATCCTCTCTAATAACATAAACTTCGGATGGAAGTGGTGAGACTCCAACCATAAGGGCACTAGCAAAAACTCCAATATAAGTTGATTTTGGAGTGTATATTAATCTTTCACCGTTACTAAAGAAATGATTATCTATTGTAAATGTTCCAGTAGATGTGTTTAATATTGATGTATTTGATGGATTGAACGTTTTTGCAAAAATTGGATATTGATTGGAAGTCATACTGAAGGCAGTTTTATTAATCCTACCCCCATTAATTGCATTATATGAATTAACTTCAACTGAGTCAGTTAGAGTACCATAGATTAAATTTGGTGGAATATTTACACCATCAATTACTGTATACAAGCATTGATTAAATGATGAAACATTAACAGTATCGGTAACTTCTGGAGATTTGTAAAATTTTAATATAACATTACTTCCAGAATATTCTCCACCAAATGTTCCTATTCCAGTAATGCTTCCTACAGAAAGAAATGGCGACTGCTCTATAAAGATATTAATAGTATCATGAAGCAATGAAACATGGTGAAGAGAAATTGTAGATCCGTAACTTACCTTTACTAATGATTTGACAGCATTAAAATCATTTTTGTTCAGTGAAATTATATCTGTTGATGCTGTAGAGACATTAGATTGATATTTTGACTCATATTTTGCCGTTCTCTCATTTCCTGCAATTTGTCCACTTTGTTTAAACCTATAAGTACCAATGCCAATTGCGGTTGATCCAAATCCAACAATTTTTGATCCAATTTTAACTTTATTTGTACTAGTATTATTGAAATTTAAAGACAGTATTCCTGAAGATATTGTTGAACTAAATGATCCTATAAAATTTCCAGAATAATTTCCTGTTTGAGATTCTGAATCAACATAATATTCTGAAATATAAGTATTAGTTCCATCATGAGCAAGATACAATTCTACAAAATTCATCTTATTTGTTATAGGATCAATCACTTGTATATCAGCATATAAAGATTCTAATTTATTTTTTTGTACTGATATGATTGATGTCGTTATTCCAGATTGTGCCTCAGAATTCGACCCGATCAGATCAACAAATCCTATTGATTGTGTTCCTATTCCTGCAAAAATTGTATTGAATCTAGTTTTAATGTTCTTTAGATCATAATCATTGTCATATGGATTAGTTGGATTAAATCTCAAATAAGAGTCTCCAAATTCATCAGTAAATATTGAAAATTCTCCAAATTGTTCTCCAGTATTTGATATAGAATTCTTAGTCAATAAGAAAGTATCAATTGTATTATTCAATATTACCAATTCTGTTAATTGAATTTTTGTATTATCAATATTTGAAATTCTGAATAATATATTATTGTATGAATCGCTCGATTCCAATTTTAAAATATTTAAAAATTCGCTAGGTTCCGTTTCCAAATTAGAAAATTCTCGATTTATATTATCAATTGCCAAAACTACATTATTTCCACATTTAATATAAGGTGTTAATATAGTATTTTCCAATTTTATCATTTTGGAGTATGTATCTAATACATCAATATCCTTCACAAGGTCAAAATTATATACAGTGTCAACTCTCGTCTCATTGACAACATCGAGTATAAGTGAATCTACAGTATTTCCGGTTATTTGAGAACTTGCAGTAGATGTAATTCCAGTATCTGCAAAGTTTTT